CGAACGGTGTGCGTGCCCGCGACGAAACAGCTCACGTCAAAGTCGATGTCGCCCGCGAGGTTGATGTCCTGCGCGATGTCCGCGTACTGCGTGTAGTAGCTCTTCACGTCGTTGTAGCTCGCGAACGCGGCGCGCAAGCCGTGATACGTCGGGATGCCTTCGTTGAACTGGATGAAGCGCAACCGCAGACGAAAGCCAGTGCCGTCCGGCAGGAACGCATGCGGTACATCGGCCGCGGCTTCGGTTGTGCCGTCTTCGTGAACCCAAACAATCACAGTGGATGCCACCCTGCGGTTGTGGTGCCGTTTCTCTTTTCGTACTTACGCAGCGCGGCAACGACTGACTGACCGCTCGCGCCTTGCGGCATGTAGACGTTGATGACGGAGCCTTGCGGAACGTAGCCCGGTGCCGCGCGCAGTCCCGCGCTGCGACCCAGCGGAACGTTGCGGCCCGGTGTCGTTGGCGATGAGTACCCGAACCGCTGCGCGCGCTCGACGGATTGCGATTGCAGCACGACCTTCACCGGCAGTGTCGCCGGGTTGTTGGCGTAGTAGCTGTTGATCGTCGCAAGCGCGCCCTGATAGTCGCCCGCGATGATTTGCTGCGTGACCTTCGTCTGCACGTCTTTCGGCAGTTCATCGATCTGCGTCTGCAACAGCGTCAGCTTTTGCCGTGCCGCTTCGGTGCCGCTCACGGTGATCGCGGTGTTGACCTGATCTGGCGTGAGCCCGAGCACCTTTAGGTATTCGTTGATCTGATCTTCGGTCAGCCCGGCCGCTTGCATTTGCTGCGCGTACGCGAGTGCCAGGTTGTTTGCCTGCGTCTTCACCTGATCGGTGGTCGCGCCCGACGAGATGAGCGTGCTCAGATACGCGGATGTTTGGTCGCTCAACGACATCAGGTTGCTGATGGCAGTCGTCTGCGCTTCGTTGTAACCGCCCAGCGCGAGCTTCATCTGATCGATCGTGCCCGGCAAATCCTTCGCAGTCTCCGCGAAGTCCGCGCTGGCCTTGCCGATGTTGAGCCCGGCCGCGATCTGATCGTCGGCCGCTGACGTGCGCTCGATCGCGCTCGCGAACGCGTCGGCTTGCTTCGCACCCAGGTCGAGCGTTCCCGCCCACACGTCCGCGTTGTCGTTCGCGGTTTTCAGTGCGTCATCGAACGCTTGCGTTGACGCGGCTGCCGCTCCGGTCGCGTCGGCTTGGCTCTGCGTTGCGTCCGCAGCTTTCTTGCCCGACGTTGCCGTACCGTCGAGAATCGCTTGCGTGTCCTTCGCAGCCTGGTTCGCGTCGCGCTGCGCGCGCACTTGCTGGTCGAGAATCTTTTGGTAGTTGCCGGTGTTCTCGCCGCGCTTTTTCAGCATGTCGATGTAACGCTGGCCCGCGCCGATGCCAACGCCTTCGGTTTCGACAAGGTCGCGGAACACCTTCTCGCTGACCTTCACCTTGTCGGATGCCTTCACTGCGGCATCGCCCAACGGGTCGAGCGCGTTATGCGTCAGCCGCGGGAGGATGCCTGCAACGCGTCCGCTGTTGCGCCCGGCGTTGTCGACGGCATCGTTGAACGCCTTTATCTGCGCGGTGCCCTTTGACGTAACAATCTCGTTGATCTTGGCTTTCTGCGCGGCCTTGTCTGCGGCTTCGATGCCAGCCGCGACGGCTTCCAGTCCGGCCGCGAACGTAACGATGCCTGCGACGTTGCCGACGATCGACGCGGTAAGCGGCTTCGCTGTCGCGAATCGATCCCACTGCTCCTTCATCTTGATGAGCTGACCCGCGATCAGCGAGATGGTGCCGAGCGCAGTCGCGCCGACGACGGTGAACGCGGCAATGCGGCCGGTCGCGGTTTGCACGCCGGTCGGCATGCTGTTGAACGCGCCCGCCGCGTTACCGACCCACGTCGACAGCTCTTGGATGACCGGTAGCGCGCCCGCACCGATCGCGGTGCCCAGGTCAGCCATGTTCGCTTTGGTGACCGCGGCGCGCCCCGCAAGGGTGTCCATCACGTCGCCCGCGCGCCCGAGCGTCTTCCCACCGTTCTCAACGATGAGGTTGAGCGCGGCCATCGTCTTTTCTTGCGCGGTCAGTTGTTGCGCGTTGTCTTTGCCGCTGTCGCGCATGGCGCGCTGGTTGATGACGGCTTGGTTGATGGACGGCACCAGCCGTTGCAGTGAGTCGTACTCACCGCGCATCGCCGCGTTGACGGTTTCGAGAGCTTCGCCCGGTGACAGCCCTTGCAAGTAGCCGAGCTGCGTGACGATCTTCACCAGTTGCGGCGTGAGCTTCGTCGCCTGTTCCGCGCTGAGTCCAAGTCCGCGCGCGGCTTCACCGATGGACGCGATTGCGGCGGTCGCTTGCTGGTCCGAAAGGCCGATGTCGTTGAGACCCTTCGCGAAGTCGACCATCGCGCTGCCGCTGTCGCCGAAGATGTTTTGCAGTCGGCGTTGCGACAGTTCCAGGTTGCTCGCCTGGTTACCCAGCTTGTAGAGCCCGACACCTGCGGTTGCCGCGGCGGCAACAGTCGCCGCGCCCGCCTTCGTGAGTGTCGCGCCGAACCGCGTGCTCGACTTTTCCGCCGCGCCGAGACTGCGCGCGCTCGCTTTCTCTACGTTGTCGAACGTGCGGATCGCGTTGCTCGCGTCCGCTTCGATCAGGAACTGCAATACCTCGCGGATGCCCGCCACGTCAGTCCCTAGTCGAGAGCGTGTCGAGCAGTTGATCGACGTTCAACGCGAACACGCGTTGCAACGCGTCCTGCACGTCAATCCGTTCGGCGCTCGACAACAACACCGCGAGCCATGTCACCAACTGCCGCGGTCCGCTAAACGGACTGATGACTTCCCAGCCGGTGGTGTCGGAGATTTCCGCGACGGTGAACAGGTGCGCGGCGTTCACGTCTTCGTCGGTCCATTCGTGACCTTCGAAGCTGATGCGCCAGCGCCCTACATGAAGGCCGACGCTACTGCCGTTAGATGTGGTGCGAACACCACCGGGGGCAGTGTTCGTGTTAGCACCTGATCGCGGGTCGTTCTCCATCGCTGCTTCCCTTGCATGCCCGGCTGACTCACTGGCCCCCACCGCACGTCATTGTTGATTTTCAGTCGCTTGCTATCGAGACTCAGGTTGTACGCGCGTTCGATGCCGCCGATGACCGTGCGCCGTGTGCGTTTCTTGACTGCGCCCGCTGCCGCGCCGCGCCCGAGCCCGATGACGTGTATCGGTGCGCCCTGGTCGATGAGTGCGACGGGACCGGACGGTCCCACTTTGACGGATGGCCTGCCGGTCTGCCCCGGTCCCCACTTCGCGCGCAGTGCCGCGGGTCGGAACGGACGCGGCGCGTTGCGCATTCGCATGTCGCCGCCGACCATCGACGCGATGGCACCGTTGAGTGTCGTGGTTGCTGTCTCGGCCGCGTCCGCGAGCGCGCGTCTCTGCGCAACTTCGAGCCCGCGCGCGGCGGCAAGAATCTTCGCGTTCATTTCCGAGACGGTGCGCGACTTGCCGCTGACCGCGGTGTGTCGGCCGATGCCGGTGTGGACGCGCCCACCGCCGATCGCGGTTTGCCGCGGCACTATTGCACCACGATGTTGTCGGGCCGATCAGGTTCGTTCGGCGGTTTCGGATTGGCGAACGTTGTAGTGACGACGACCGTGCCGCCCGCGTCGGTGATGGTCGCTGTAGGTTCGAACGTGCCCGCGACAGTGAAGTCGTGGAACCACGTCATCGACGCTGACGGCTGATCGGTTGCAAACGTTCCCGTCGTCGGTGCGCTGCCGTCGCCAATGTCGCACGACCATGACCAACCGGCCTTCACTGGCCCCGACATCGCGAGCCCAACAGACACCCGCGCGCCGAGCGCGATCGGCAAGTCGGTAGTGGTCGGTGCAACGAACATGAACACACCTGTCGGCGCGCCATTCGTCGCGACCCAGGTGCCGCCGTTCCAATACCAGTCGGTCGCGGTCACTACGGCGCGTTACCCGCGGTCCACGCGGTGCCGTTCCAATACGCGTGTGACGCGTCACCCAGCACCATGTAGCTGCCAGTCGCCCACGCGGTTGTCGGCGTCGCGACAACGCTCGCACACGCGGCGAGATTCGCGGGCGGTGTCGAGCCCGTAGGCGTCCACGCGCCCGGCGCGCCGACCGTTGCACCAGTCGCGAGCGGCGGCGGCGGTATCACGCCACCGTCACCACTCCACGTTCCGCCGTCCCAAAAGATCGCGGTCATGGTTCACCTACGCGTCGCCGCTCGCCCACGCGGTACCGGACCAGTGCGCATGCGTACTGTCGCCGAGCACGACGTAGCTTCCGGTCGCCCACGCGGTATTCGGTGTCGCGGTGATGCCGGTCATTGCCGCGAGGTTTGCGGGCGGCGTTGCACCGGCCGGTGTGAACGTACCCGGCGTGCCCGATGTCGCGCCCGTCGCCGCGACTGCGCCGCTCGGCCGCAAGCTGTTGCCATCCTTGTCTTTGATGTCGGGGTAACCGAGGATCGGCAGCTCGCCGGAGAACGTCAGCGGCTCGCCCGCGGTGCCACCGAAGTCGCCCGCGATGACCGTGACGATGCCGAGAGCTTTCGGGTCCGTCTCGTCTTTCAGGAACAGCGCGAACGCTTTGCGCGCCGCGTCATTCTTGAAGAGCCATTCGGACAGCGAATCGCTGCCGTCGTCGCGACCCCAATCTTGCATGCCTTCCAGCGTGAGCGCGAACGACGAACCCGCGGCCGTTTGCGATGCCGGTGAGCAGAACGTCGCGGGCACGTCAACCGTGTTCGCGCTCGCCGCGATCGTCGCCTGCGTGACGTTGCAGCCGTAGTCATCGAGCGTTGCCGAGTCGATGTCGTACGCGCTGCCGGACGTAGGCGGGTCGCCGAACTTGACGCGAGCGTCGGTGATCGTGATGACGTAGGGAGCGGCCATCGTTTATCCCTTCACGCGAACACTTGGACTTCCATTTCGCATGCAAGTCCGTCGATTTCGGTTAGCTCGCGCCAGTTCGCTGCCGCGATGACGGTGAGCGATGACCACGCTGGATGTGGCGCGTACGTCTCCAACGTGTTGCGAATGGATCGATTGCCGTGCGGGTTCGCGTACTCGTCCAGCCGCGTGATCGCAGCTTCCAAGTCCGCGCTCATCACCATCACGTCGAACCGCGTGAGGAACGCGCCCACCTTGTTGCTGAACGCGGTGTGATACTCCAACCGCTCCGGCCATTTGAACATCACGCACGGGTACTCCGGTTGTGCCACCGGCAGCGAGTAGATGTTCAGCTCGCCGCCGTTGATGCTTCGCAGTGCCGTGTGCAGTTCGGCGCGGATTGCAGCTAGGTCGATCACGTTCCATCACGCAAACTCATGTGCCCGGTACGGGTCGATCAGTCGTTCGATGTCTTCATCGTTCGACGGGACGCGAATGACGCCGATGTCGTTGAACCCTTCGTAACCGCTGACGCTGGCGCGCCGTCGATACAGCCGTGCCGCTTGCATCAGCACCGCGCGCCGTACGCGTCGCGGCACTAGATCGGTCGGATTACCAGCGTCATCTACGAAGTCGAGCAGTTGCGACATGATTTCGTCGGTGGCGTCGTCTATCGCGCCTTCCAGCTCTTCGGTGTCCTTCGCGTCCGTCGATTCGATGCGCATGTAGCGCGCGAGGTCATCAGCCGTTGGCAAAGTCGCGGGCTCCGGCGTCGCGCGCACCGGCATTACGGACCAGCCGGAAGCGTGATCGACACGGCCGCGTCAGCCGACAACGCGAGCGATGCCGCGAAGCCTGCGTAGGCAACTTCGGTACCGAGCAGTCGCGGCTCTGTCACTTGCAGCACGCCGATCAGTTGCTCCCAACCTTCCAGCGCGTCCGCGCGATACACGATGAGCGTGTCGGCGGGAAGACCGGAAGATACGACGGGGATGAGTCCGACGACGGAGCCGTTGAGGCTTGTCGCGTTCATCATGCCGGGCGCGTTCGCCGGTCCCATCGACGGGAAGATCGGACGGCCACCCGCGTCGGTCAGCGAACCGATGCGAGCCCATACGTCGACCGACATGGCGACGTGCGTCGGCAGCAAGCCGATGCCGGTGAACACTGCCGCGCTCGCGTCGTACAACGCTTTGATGAGCCCTTGCGCGTCGGCGCTGTCGGCCGTGATCGTGTTCGCGTCGCCGGTCGTGTTGAGCAGTCCCGCCGCGACACCTTCGGTCTGCAACACGTACTGCGCGCGCAGGTCATCGATAATCGCTTGCATGATCGACGGGTTCGACCACTGAATGTCTTGCAGCGAGATGTCGACCACGCCGCCGTAGGTCGCAACCGTGACCGGCACGCGCTCGACCAACATCTTGCGGCTCGGCAGCTCCGTCTTTTCCGCCGTTTGCGGGCCGACCAGCGTGTGCTGCGTGACGCGCGGCCGGTAGAACAGCGGCCCGGCTGTGATGGGTCGCTGCGTGAACGTGTTCCACACCGGTCGACGGTTGTCGATGAAGTTGATGACCGGCCCGATGATCGGCTCAGGGATCAGGCCGGGGTTGTCGGCGGTCGTTTGGTTCGCGACCGCGCGCTGAATGCGATCACGCGCGGCTGCGCGCTGTTCGCTCGAAACGTCGATGCCGCCCGGCGCGCGCGACATCAGGTAGTCGACAACCCACGCGCCTGCGGTCGGGTACGTCCGCTGCAAGTAGTCGGGCGCTTCGGCGCGTTGCAGTGTGGCGACACCGCTGTTGCCGTTCCCGTCGACCACCGACGCGATCGCGCTTGCGGATGCGTCGTAGCTGCGCTGTACGGCCGCGAGCTGATCGATGCGGGGTTGCAGCCCTTCGATCTGCGTGCGGTACGCGTCGAAGTTGTGTTGCTCCGCGTCGTTGAGGTCGCGGTTCTCATCCGCGGCCCGCTGCGTCAGAGCGGTGATGCCGTTGCGCGCTTCGTCGAGCTGCGCGCGCAGGTTTTCCAGCAACGCATCCATCGGATTCCTCCGGCGTGAAGTACGGATGTGCCGGAAGACGTTGTGAACCTGGGCGCTGGTCTGGCGCGCTCGCTGGTCTGGCGAAGCGTTCGTGCTCGGTGGACTGCCGAGCGTCGCGCGCTGGTCTGGCGCGCGCGTCTTCGTTGAGCGTGATTACGCGCGCGGCTACGCGCTCACGTCAAGCGATTCCACAAACGCAAGGGCGGCGTCGAGCCGCGGGGTTGTCGTCGGTGGAGCGTCCGCGCGAACTGTGAGCACTTCCGCGCCGTCCAGTTGTCCCAGCGCGCACAAAGACAGCTCCAATAGCTTCGCTTCGACACGTTGCACCCCGCGTTGCCCTGCGTACATCACATTGCGGTTGTTGATTGGTCGCGCACCAACGCTGACGCCAGTCATCGCGCCATCTGCGATCAGCTCCAACAGCTCATCGCCCGCAACGGTGCGCGACACCTTCGCTTCGAACAGCAACGCGTCGTCGGCGTCGGGCCACTGTTGCACCGCGCCGAACGGCATGCGCCGGTTGTCGTGATAGCCAAGTAGCGGGATGCGGTTGCCACGCTCCGCGATCGTGCGCGCGAAGACTTGCGGCATCCACTCTTCGACGTAGTGCGTGCGCCCGCCATCGTCGGTCACAACTTCGGGCCGGTTGTACCAAAGCGCGCGACCGATCAGTGTCCGGCCCGTTGCACTGCGCGTGATGTCGAGCACTTCGAAGTCGTGCTCACGCGTGATTCGATCTTCCACGTTCAACCTCCAGCGGTGACAACCGTGAGCGACGCGGCTGTGTCGTCGGGAATCACTGGTGTTGCGTCGCCCACATCACCAATCGGTATCGCGGGCGGTGCGCCAGTCGTCTGTTCCTCTTCCAACGGCTCCATGCCTTCCGCAACGCGCACGTCATCGACAGTGAGCCAACCGCCGTCGATGCCGAGCTTGTATGCG